CCTGACCGAGGCTGTGATTCAGGACGCCGCCGGCAACATCGTCTTCAACCTGGCGCAGCAGGACATGGTCGCCCTCCGCGCTGTGATGCGTCTCGGCTGGCAGCTGCCCAATCCGGTCAACCGCCTGGCCCCGACGGAAGCCACTCGCTACCCGTTCGCCGCTCTCCTGCCGTAAGGTAGTCGACGCTCGAACGTCTCTAGAAGCACATCGTAAACCTAGGAGGTTTATTCATGTCTCAGTCTGGTGCATATAAGGTCGCTCTCACAGCGGCAGCCGGTGCAACCGCCGGTGCTGTCCTGAGCCTGGCCAACCCTGAAGAGGCGGATCTCATCGTGACCCGCCTGGTGCTCGACATCACGACGCCCGGTCCCGCCACGACTACAGTCGATGCGGGTATCGCCGCCAACGGCACGACCTCGGCGGACAACCTGATCGATGCGGGTCCCGTCCACACGGCCGCGGCTGTCATCGACAACGTTGAGGACGGCGGCACGAACGGTCAGGCGGTCATCAAATGGGGTGCTTCGCAGTACCTCACCATCACCGCTTCGGCGGCGTTGACCGGCTTGGTCGGTAACGCCTACATCCAGTGGATTCGGGTCTAACCATGACTGTCACTGCAGATCTTGTCCTGAGAGTTCGGCAGCTCATCAATGAGACGGAAGATACTACCTTCCGTGATGAGGAGATCGTTGACGCCATCGCGGCCCACGCTCTCACCGATCTCTCAGGTCGATCTCAGTGGTTGAACCTTGATGAGACTATCGCCAATACGCTCTGGGTCCCGACCTACGACGTCTACCTGGCCGCGGCTGATCTGCTCGAAGTCAAACTCGCTCAGGTCAGCTGTCAGGTAGACGTCTCTCAGGAAGGCTCTCAGTACACACTCTCTCAGCGCTACGATCAGCTCTCCCGACTGATCACTCGCTATCGTTCTCGGCGGAAGTCTCGGGTGGTTAAACTTCGTGTTCAGCCGCCAGCAAGTAACGCCTATATCGGGAATTTGCCGGAGGTGTAAGATGAAGTATCGACACCCTCAACTCAACATCACTCATCTGGTCCAACCATTTGAGACGACACGCATCCGACTCCTAAAAGAGCTCGGATTCGTTGAAGTCAAGGAGCCCGAACAGCCTAAGGAGGCTAAGGTCGCCGAAAAAGCGCAACCCGACGTTATCTCGGCGAAAACCAGCGACGATAGAGGCCCCTCTAAGCCGCCTGTGGGAACTAAATCGACTAGTACCCCGGCTAGCACGGCGAAGGGCCCTCAGCGAGCGTCTAATACGCCCACAAGCGCATCTACGACGAAGCCGGCGCCCAAAAAGTCGTAAGGTTACCCAATGTCCATCGATCTTACCTGTATAACGTCTGCAATCGCCGACTTTCTTCCAAGTACGCTCGAGATCCTGAACCGAACTCGAGTCTCGGACGGAGCGGGTGGTTGGACTAACACAGAGACGTCGCTCGGCACTTTCCCGTGTCGATATGCGCCGGCCAGTAAGGAACAGATCGAGATGGTCGGCGGATCACCTATCCCGAAAGTTCCGCTCCAAGTCGTGGTCAGCCTGAGCACTCCAGTTCAGCAGACCGATGTGGTTGTTATTGAGGGCCAACGGTTCGAGGTCAAAGTCGTACTCGGACCTCGCTCCAACGCCTTTGAGAAGAGATTCCTGGCGGTATAACGTGCAAATCACCATCCGGTATACATCTAACAGATTCCAAGAACTTTCACGACGGATACCTGGCGCAACCCAGGTCCTCGCTGAACGGTTCGCTCATCGGATCGCACGGACCGCCAAGGACTCCATGACCGGGGGTCGCTCCGGTCGGGTTTACATACGTGCGGGTAGGATCCATCATGCGAGCGCACCGGGAGAACCACCGGCTATCGACACGGGGAACCTGATCAACAGCATACAAGTGGAACCTACCCGCACGGGAGCCGTTGTCTATTCAACCTCTGAGTATGCTCCTCACCTCGAGTTCGGTACTGTAAAGATGGGCGCACGTCCGTTCTTCCAGCCGGCTGTCGAGCGAGAGGCTCCTCAGTTCGAGCGAGACCTCGCAAACCTCGAGAGTCAGATATCATGACGATCTCATTATCAATCGCCGACCAGTGGCTGTACGAAGTTCTGTCAAGCGACTCAACTCTTACGGGTGCTCTTGGTGATTCAGAGGCACTGTTCAACTCCGACGTTCCTGATGACCAGTTGGTTTGGCCCGTTGTGCTCTTTGGGGTCTACTCGCCCGAGGACATGATGGGGATCGGCGGAGTTCGCATTAAGTCCACACTGGACTACGTCGTAAGGGTGGTAGGTCGAGACGTCCCATTCACCGCCCTAAACATCGCTGCATCCCGGATAGACTTCCTGTTGCACGGTGCGAGAGGTACTACTTCCAGCGGAGGTACGATCCTCTCTTGTGTTCGCATCCGTCCTTTCTCGCTGGTAGAGATCTCGGCCGACCCTTCGGTCCGGTATCGGCATCTCGGTGGTATCTACCGGCTCGAAGTTCAAGAGACTTAAGGAGTTCAGTAAATGGTCGCTCGATCAAGTATCTTTCAAACCATTCAGATCGGACCTGAATCGGTCGCTCCGGGCACAGCAGCTCCGGCCGACATTCAGCTCACGGGTCTGAACATCGAGCCGGGTCCTAAGGTCGACATCTCCAAGTATCGTGCGATGGGCGTCAAGTTCCAGGGCGTCTCTTCTCTCAACAAGGAGTGGGTCGAGGCTAGCGTCTCCGGTCCGATCACGTACACTGAGATGGTCTATCCTCTCAGCGGTATCTTCACTCGTGTGACGCCCGTCCTCGGTACGGCCGCCTACACATGGACGTTCAACATCAACGCCTCGAGCGAAGACAATCCGATGACCTTCACGGTCGAACAGGGTTCTTCTCTCCGGGCGCATCGCTTCACCTACGGCCTGTTCAACGCCTTCAACATGAAGTTCAGCCGCTCGGGGAATGAGATCGGCGGCTCCATGATCGGTGCTGCTCTGACCGACGGTATCACCATGACGGCGACGCCTACGGCACTGGATCTCGTTCCTGTGCAACCTACCGAGGTTGCCATTAAAATCGCTGATACCTACGCAGGCCTTGGTGCGGCTCCCAACCTGACTCGTGCTCTCGAGTACAACATCGACATCTCGGATCGCTACTCGATGCTCTATCCTCTGAACCAGAGCACATCGTGGGCCACTCACGTGGAGACCGCTCCGGCCATCACCGCCTCCCTCCTGCTCGAGGCCAACGCCGAGGGCATGGGCTTTCTCACCGATATGCGCAACGGAGACTTCGTCTTCATCCGCGCTACCGCAACTGGTCCGCAGATCGCCGGGTCTGAGTACTACCGCCTTACCTGCGATCTCGCCGCTCGTGTCGTGGACGTCGACCCGTTCTCTGATCAGGACGGTATCTACGCCATCAACTGGAAGTTCGAAGCGTTCCTCGATCCGACTTGGAACGATGCTCTGGAAGTTGTCGTAATCAACGACCTCGCTTCGCTCTAGTCTTCGATCTACTACTAGGTCAGGGAGATCCTATGCCTAAGTTATCCGATCTGGTCAAAGGTGTACAAGACGTCACCTTTGACTATGATGGTGAACCGATCACCATTACCTATAAGGCCAACGCAGTATCACTGCGACAGGCAGCTCTGATTACTGACTTTGCGACGATCACGCAGAGAGTCTCGGATGGCGAAGAAGAACAGTCGGAGGCGACACTTCAACGTGAGTCCGAGGCTCTCAATTCTCTGGTCACTACGCTGGTCTCGAACGTCGTGAAATGGGACTTGCTCGAAGAGGACGGGAAGACGATGTACCCGATTAACCCGAACTCTCTGCGAGACCTACCGATCCGATTCCTCTTCGCTGTTTTTGGGGCTCTGATGCGAGGTGAGCAACCAAACCCTCAGAACGGCGAGAGATCGTCAAGTACATGACGCTCAAAGGATACTCGGGTGAGTTACCCGAATCCTACCTGATAATTAGGGCTGCCAGATATCTAGGAGTAGCTCCGTGGGAGTTACTCGAACAACCTCAATATTGGCTGCATCTCGCTCTCGAGTACCAAGCCGTCGATGATGAGGTTATGTCCATCTTAAGAAAGCACAGGTGAGTTCGTGACGTCTTTTCAAATTCCCGGTGCAATATGGGTCCTAGTTCTGGCTGTTCTCAACGCTCTCGCCGGTTCTCTTACAGTCGCTTACCCCGATGCGCCTTGGGGTCCCATCGCACTCGCAGTTATCAACGGTTCGATCATGGTTGTGAAGGCCATTCAAGTGACGAAGAATCCGACCGTTCCGACGGTCGAGGTCTCGACACCTGAGGGCGTCGCAGCTGCTCCTCAGCCGCCTAAGCCGGTCGTCTCGAAGAAAGCCAAAATCCGCCAGTTCGCCCTAGGCTAGAAAGTCGAGACCTGCAATCATGGCTACCACGCTCGTGATTGCGCCCGAAGGCAAAGGTCTGACGTACTCGGACACGGAGGTCTCTCACATCGTTGAGAACCTCCATCCGACCCGCTTACTACAAGGGCGCTTTTCACTCAGTGAACTCATTCGGACTCTTGAAGGTATGGGGTCCGTCGATTATATCTTCTACATCGGACATGCCAACGAAAAAGGTTTGGAGTTGTCCGATGAGTTCCTGTATAACGCACAGGTTGTTCGTCTCTTCAAGCGCTTGAGGCCTCGGCTGGTTTTCCTAAACTCGTGCGAGACTCTAACCCTCGCCGTTAACCTCTTCTCAGAGGTACCCGGACTCACAGTCATCGGTACTCGAGTCGAGGTTCCTGACCAAGCCGCTCTCGTCACTGGCGTCCACTTCGCGGCCGCTCTTGGAGAGGGAAAATCGTTCGCTCAGGCTTACGACGAAAGTCGACCAAAGTCTGATGAATCTGCAGGTTATTATTTCATCTTGGATACGCACCACTCCGTCGCCGTAGACCGGGTCCCAACAAAAGTCGGTACTCCTGATCAGGTATTCTTCGACGTGATGATGGAGACGCACAAATTGATGCAGCACGAACTCGCTGATATCAAGAAGGAAGTCTTCGATCTCCGCCGTAGCGTGGATCTCTACCAACGACGACCCGTCTCTAAGGTCCGGCGACTCAACTTTCTCATCGGTTATCTCCTGTTCCTGACTGGTGTTCTGATCAATACGCCTGTTCTCGAGAAGTACCTAACCCTGACCAACTCACTGGCTCCTTGGGTTATGGTGAACGCCCTAATCTTCGCATCGGCCTACGGTGCAATCGCTGTGTCTGCGAATCTGTTCATTGTCAACATCGAGGAACTGGAAGGCCAAGGGAACAAATACGATGGCTATTACCGCCGCTAAGTTGATGGTCGAGGTAGACGCCGATACCTCACGAGCCACTCGACAACTCAGTAACTTCACTCAACAGACTCAGCGTCAAACGTCGGGTCTACTCGGCGCTTTCTCGGGAGTTCGCTCGGCCTTCAACGGGATGTTCCAAGTAGCCGGCGGGATGTTAGCGGCCTCGGCTGTTCAGTCGATGATCGGTTATACCCGAGAGCTTGCAAGCGAGGCTCTTACAGCCTACGCCAACTACGAACGTCTCGGAATGGCACTGACCACTCTGTCGGCTCGAGAACTCGTGAACACGGGTCAGTACGCCGATCTCAACGCAGCAATGGGCGAAGCGTCCGAGATGGCTCAGGAACTACTCGGTTGGGTTGAGCACCTCGCCGTGAAGTCACCCTTCAATCAGTCAGATATCGCACAGTCCTTCCGGATGGCGCTCGCTTATAACTTCACGACCGAACAGGCCCAGGCGTTGACCGAGGCGACGACCGACTTTGCGGCTGGCTCCGGTGCTACTGGTGAAGCTCTCAAACGGATCACCCTCGCTCTTGGTCAGATCAACGCTAAGGGTCGAGTCTCTGGCGAGGAGATGCGTCAACTTACCGAAGCGGGCCTTGGCGCTGGTAAGATTCTCGCTGACGCCTTCGGAGTCACTCAGGCTGAGCTGGTCAAGATGATTGAGAAAGGCGCCGTCCCCGCCGACGCCGCCATCCAGGCCATCGTGAACTCGCTCAACAAGGACTTCGGCGGAGCGGCTGAGCGACAGGCCAATACGTTCTCAGGTCTCGTCTCTTCACTTCAGGATGTCAAAGAGATCGGTCTCCGTGATCTGTTCGGAGGAACGTTTCAGGCCATTCAGCCCTATCTCATCGAGTTCGTTGACTTCGCTACCAACCCCGCTGTTCGTGAAGGTATCCGAAAGATCGGTCAGGATATCGGACAATGGGTTGGAGGTAACCTCAAGAAAGTAGCCGACGCCTCAAAACGATTCTATGAGGGCTACCAGGAAGGCGGACTCGGGCAGGCGATTCTGAACATGCTCGGGTTCTCCGATCTCGGTCAGGTAGTCAAGGCCGTCCAAGACAAGTTCACCGAACTTCAAAACTCGATCATCAACTACTTCACACAGGGCGGTATCTTCTCGACCCTTGACCAGATCCGAACGGTGCTCGGGCTTGACCAACTAGCCGCTTCGATATCTGCGTCCTTCTCGACGATCAACTGGGTTGACTACACTCCGGTTGGGTTCGCCGACAAATACGCCAATTGGGCGGCCGACCTCATCGAATCAGCCGACTGGACTAAACTCGGTCTCGACTTCGCCGCTCTGGTTGACCAGGTTAGCGCCTCAATCACGGGTACCGACTGGTCCGCCGTAGGTACCGCAATTGGAGAATTCTTCAACTCCTACGTCGACCTCATCGCTTCACTCTTTGGAGCAGGACTCGATGAGAACGACACAGAGGGTAAGGCTAAGAGCGGTTTTACCCGCCTATACACGGCCATTATGGGCGCTTGGGATGAAATTCCATGGGATACCAT